ACCGAATTGCCTCTTCTACTTTCTTCTCTTTAACAGGAAAACCTATTGATTTTCTAAACTCTTTGTATGTTTTCATTATTATCTACTCGGGCCACCATCTGCAATTTTGGAATATGTTCCATTTGTTACATTTGCCAATAAAAATTGATCCGATTCTTTATGAATAACGGTTAATGAAGCTGCAGGCAAAGTAACAGAACCTTGAACTGTTCCATTGGTTCCTCCTTCAGTTCCATCATTTTTAACTACTGAAATAATTGTAATCGCTGATGCGTAAACCGCAACCGCCGTTGCTTTACCCAATCCCAAATTTGTAGCAGTTGTGGCAGTCTTTGCGGCTAATAGTTTCATTGTGTCTCCGTTGTTTCTGGTTCTGGTTCAGCCTGAATCTCTACTTCTGGTTCTTCAACTGGAATTTCTTCTTTGTCCGAAAACATTCTGGCAGAAACTTCTCGTTTTCTGGTTTCCAATCCATCTATTACTTTACTTGTAATTATCTGATCAAATGCATCGTGAACCTGTGTAGGACTACTTTTCATCGAATAATCTATAATATCTACTGTTTTAAAATTTTGTTGAACTTCTTGTTCTGCCATTTTTATCTCCAAAAATTATCTATTAATATTTATAAACTTTTAAAGGTGTAAACCTCTAATATTCTTCTTCTCCACCTTCTTCTTCACCTCCACCCTCTTCTTCTGCTTCTTTTGCCATCAATTCATCTTGTCTCTCAACTTCTGATGCTGTTTGTTTAAGAATATTTGTACGAAACCACTCTTTAGAATAATACTTTCCAACATAATCCTCTGAGTTTCTTGCAAGATCTAAACGCTGAGACATAGTTTCTTGATGTTTAAATTCTGAATAGTAATGATCCTTTTCAAATCTGTAATGAACCTTATCCTTAATCTTAGCCCATTCCGCAGCAGTCATAACATTTTTCAGAATCAACTGTCTTTCCATTATTTCATCAAATAAAATTGAGAATCTTGTCTGCAACTTTTTGATAAATTTACTGAAAAGTAATTCATCTCTTGTAATTTCACTTTCTCTCCCCAAAGAGAATCCCGACTCTGCTTCAAGTCGTGAGACAGGAACATGCATTGCTTTGTATAATTTTCGTTGAAAGTACTCTACATCTTCCAATTGACCAAGATTTTCTCCGCCAGGAAGTGTAGTTATTTCTGTTCCCCGACCACCTTCTCTACGAGGCAACCAGTAGTCTTCCAACATTGATTGGTGTCTGCGATCATCTTTGACCTCACCAGAATCCGAATCGTAAACCAATCGGTTCTTGTAACGTGTCATGATGTCACGGATATATTGTTCTGCTTTTAATTTCGGTAGGTTTCCTACATCAATATAGAAAATTCTGCGTTCTGGTGCTCGTGATATACGATAGATAACAACTGCATCTTCTACCATTCGGAGTTGATTTAATGGTTTGATTGCCTTATGAAGATAAGACATTACTGTATTTTTTTGAGGATTCAATAGACCTGAAGTTGCATATGCAATACTATCACCCGAAATTATAATACCAGAAGAAGATCGACTATGCAATCCGGCCTCATTATAAGTGTACGTAGGAACTATACTTACTTTTGCTTGTTTAGGATCAGTCGTTTTTTCTGTTTTAACTTGTTTGACTTTTTTAACTTTTGTAGCATCCAAACTTCGGAGTTCTATAATACCACGTTTTGGGTCATTTTCATCTATCATAATGTGATAATACAATCTTCCTTCAATGTACCATCTGCGAAAAATATCATGACCATAATTGTTAAAATTCAAAAGATCTAATACAGTATCAAATTCTGTACGAACTTTTTTCTTAATACCGTCTGTGAGATCTGTTTTGTCGAGAACAACTGATACTGAGGGAAGGATATCATCAGCAACAATGGCTTCATTTATAACATTGTCAATTGCAATTTCACAATCAGACATTTGTGACATATCACGATATTTAAGAATAAGTTCTACCTCATTCTTATATTGTCCATCCATATCAAGAGAGTAACCAGCGGCTCCTGCTCCCGATACCATCATGGAACCATCATCACTCTCTGGAAGTGTGAACGCAGGAACATTGGCGTTTGCCAATTCCTGACTTTTTCTTTCAATCTTAAACCCAAATATTTCAAATGCCATAATTTTTTCCTACTGATTTTTTATCCAATTCCTACTATATTTTCTGGTGGAACTGGTAAATTTGATGCTGAAGTAGCTGCACTAACAAACCAACTATCATACATCCAAGTACAAGTAAACTCTTCTATTTCTTGCGATGACCAATCAAGATTGATTGTTGACAATGCAGACGGCCACGCACCCTTAAATATATAAGTACGTAAATCATTCCCAGCTTTACTAAATTGCGTAACCTTCAACGAAGTTTTATACTTTGCTGCATCGCCCTCAGACTTATCATTCGACTGAAATAAATTCTTATCTCTTGTATTTAGGGTGTGATTTGAGATAGATGCCATCCAACTTTCAAGTGAATTTCTAATACCAAAATCTTCATCATTAATAATAGTTGTATCCCATGTATCGAAGGAACGATCACCGGCCACATGTATCGCTTTGCCATGATAAAAAACATCATATGACCCGATTGTACTTGCAGGAATGGTTGTTGCTTTGACTAAAAATTCTGATCTGGTTGGGGGAGCTGTTATTCCACTAGGATATGTGAAATCCACTTTGAACAGAGAGGGACGAGCGCCCCCCTGTTTTAAATTTGATTTGAATTCTGTTACTGAGAATGCCATTCATTATTATTTTTTAAATTAAATTGATTAAGATGCAGAAACTACTGAACCATGTGTCCAATAATCATACGCAAATGTAACAGTATATTCCTGAATTGCATCACTAGACCAATCTACAGGAATTCCTGCTATTTCTGTGGGCCAAAGATAATCAAACTTATACGTTTGCATTACTGCTCCAGAAGTACTTAGTTGTTTTACTGTTGCATCTCCATCAAAAAAACCACCACTAATAAGTTGATCACCATAAGCAGAATTTCTTTCTCCTTCAAACTTTCCACCCAGTATTCTCATCCATTGCATCATTTTATTTCTGGCAGAAAAACTTTCATCGTTGATAACTGTAACTGTCCAGTTATCATATGTTCTAAAACCATTCCACTTATATGCTCTTCCTGCATAATTTACTGCAAGAGGTGCAATATTTGCAGGAGGAATTGATGCAGCCTTGCAAAGAATATTCTCACTCAATGTAAATCCTTGACCTGCAACACCTGTGCCACCATTTATATCTATTTGATACAAAGCGGGACGAGCGCCACCACTTTGTTTCGCCATACTAGATTTGAAAGTTGAAACTGTAAATGCCATTGTTTTATATCCTATCCTTGTGTTGAAAACGTTGTATTTACGGTTCCACCAGTAAACGTATAGTAATTGTATGCCCAAGTAACATCAAATTGTTCTATATCACTTGCAGTATCATAACTTAGTGCAATTTCAGAAATCGCTGTTGGCCAACATTCTTCAAATTGATAAGTCATAGTGCTTGTACCATCTTTTTGATAATGAACTAATTGTGCCGTTCCAGTTCCAAAATCCGCATCTGCCTTACTTTTATTATCAATAGTACCATTAATAAATTCCATCCATTTTTCAATTTCATTTCTAACATTAAATTTTTCAGTATTAATGATGGTAGTGGTCAAATCAGCAAACACTAAATCGCCAGGAATTTTTACAGTCCTACCAAAATATTGTCTTTCTATGGGAGTAAGCGTCAATGGTGGAATTTCAGATACATTACAATACAAGTGTACATCCGAAAGAGAAGCACTAACAGTAGATGGTGCCGCACTTACCTTAAATTCAAATAAACTTGGACGGGCGCCCCCATAAGTGAGCGCCGATGTAAAGGATGTTAGTCCTGTTGTTTGGTCTGCCATTTTTTATTTTCTCCAATTAAACTTATTTTAATTATTTATGTCCAAAATATTAAACAGCACCAACGATTTCAGAAAATTCCACACCACTTCTAACTGCAACAAAGTTGAGTTGGATAAAGTTGATAGCACGTGAAGGTTTGACAAAAATGTCACCCCTAAACGAATTGGAATCTACAACTTGTGGTGTATTATTTGAAGCGTCACAAACAACTGCAAAATCTTGAATTCCACCTCTTCCTTGAATATCACGCAAGAAAGGTTCAACCATCGAAACGAATTGTGAACGTGTAAATTCATCGTTGAATTCAAACAACTGAAAACGAGCTGCATTTGCAATCGCTTTTTCCAGAAGGATGAACAACCTTCGTACATTTATTCTATCAAATGCAGATGGTTTTGTCAGTTGTGTTTTGTCACCAAACAGAAGTGTACCTTCGCCTGGGAATGAAACAACTGGATTGACTTGTGATTGATACAACTTATCACGTTCCGCTTTCTTTGGATTATAAGGAAGTTTTACAACACCTTTAATCTGACCCCTAGTAAATCCGCCAGGAGAAAAGAAAGGATCTCGTTCTGCATCAGTTCTTGCACAAAGTCCGGCAACATCTCCGTTCAGAGGAACATAACGCATTTTGTCGTTATGTTTGTCGAACATTTGTTTCCAACCAGAGTCCATAACTGCGTAAGAAGAGTTCTGATTAACAGTATCACGATATCCAGTTACGGCAGTAGTCGAAGCTGAAGAACTTGCGGTTCCTACAACATCTGATTTTTCTGGTGAAAAGAATGCAATACAATCTTTACGTGATTCTGCAATTTGTCCAATACAATGACGGACAACTGTTGAACCATGTGAACCTGTCATCAGAAGAGAAACATCAGCATCTTCTGCTGATTTCATCAAGTCATATGCACGAATAACATCTGCATCACTTGGTGCAGTACCGGCTGTTCCACTTGTAAAACTTAAAGTTTGAGGTTTTCCAGGCATATAAAATTCATCTGCTTGTTGTGTTCCACTTGCATCAGCGGTTGCACCCCATGCACGAAGCGTCTTAGATCCAGTAGCAGCAGGAGTAGTATAATCTCCACTTGTAACTTCAGAATCAATAATTGGACGCTGTAACCACCACAAAAATTTGGATTTTGAATTGATCCAATTTTTGTAGTAAGTATCTTCACCTTGATCATCTCTTGCACCTTTTGCAACTGAAAGATTTGCGTGTGCTTCTACAACTTCATCAACTGATCCTGTCCATTCCCCATCTTCATCAACAACTGCAATATGAATTTCATCTAATGCCATATTTTTGTCTGCTGCGTGTGTTGAAGTTGTGGGTGGGCCCTCTGGGAAAGCGCCCGCATATTCCCAATCTCTTGTATAAGTTTGAGCAGATGCAGCAGTAAGGAACTTAGTATCAGTTACTATTACAGTTGCAGATGTGATAGTTTTTACCTTTTTGGTTTCACCATTAATAGTAATTTTATCTCCAACTATAAATTGTGAAGAAAATAATGTTCCTGTTCCAGTTACAGTAGTACTATCAGCAGTTACCGCAACAGTTCCCTTCAGATTTGAAGCAATAGTGTGAAAAGCAGATCTCTTTTGGAGTACGGCTGCAGCTCCTGAACTTACATCAGCAGAATCGGATGAACTTGTTGAAGTACAAGTCACCGCAACATTAGAAGTAACTACGCTCACAATGTGCAACCCTGTTTCTCCTGCAATTGAAATAGCATCTCCGACTCTAAGTTCTATACCAAATAAAGTTGCTGTTCCTGTAAGAACACCAGTTGATACTGCCCATGCAACTGTTCCTGTTAGTGTCTTGGAAGGTCTGTCTGCTGGACAAATGGATACTTTGAAAGTATTTCCTAAATCTCCTGCCCATTTTGCAACGAACGGCCCGTTTGCAGCTGTACTATATGCTGTTCCACCTTGTTCATCATCATAAGTGTTGTAATAACTTTCGGATGTTGTAATCTGAACATTAACATATGTTCCAGTATTTGCACAAGCATTCTTTGGTGCAGCCGCATTTGCGACTGTAGTATTTGCAGCACGAACAACGTTCAATGCATTTGAATACGAAAGGAAGTTTGCAGCAGTGAAGAAATGTTCAAAATTATTATCATCTGGTTTTTGGAATGTATCCACCAGATTATCTTCGTCCGTAATCAGTTGAATATCTTCGATTGGGCCCCAGCGGAATCTTCCGGCGAACCCACCAGTGGAGGTTCCTGCACCGACTACTACATTAGTCAGATCAATTTCTGAGGTATTAACGCCTGGACTTACTTGAAAGGCCATCTTTGTTCTCCATATAAAATTTATTGAGTTTCTTTAGAACATTACATTTGTTCTTATGGAATATTTATAAATAACAGTAATTGATGAATAATATTTAGTGTACGATAAACATGAAGTTTCCACAAAAAGCAATAAATCGTTTTAATATAAAAGTTAATAAAACCAATGACTGTCACGTTTGGAATGCAGCCAGACAAAAACAGGGATATGGTATGTTTTCGATTGATGGAAAATCTATGCCCGCACACCGATTTTCATATCTCTTACATAAAGGGAATATTGCTGAAAATATGGTAGTTCATCAAACTTGTGAAAACAATGGTTGTGTCAATCCAGAACATCTTGAACTCCAAACCAAAAGTCAAAATAAAAAAAGTTATGGTTCAGTTCGTGTTAGTAAAGAAATGATTGAGAAAGAAAGTGTTAAATATCTCTTTCGACTCCGCAATCTCCGACCAGAATTAGAAAAAGAAATAGATGCGTTACTTTTGTTGTTGAATACTGAGATAACAAAAGAAGAAGACGATTTTGGTTTTGAATCCGAATCTAAGAAGAATAAAGAATATCTCTAAAAATATTCATACTGATTTTTACCACTGGCCGGTTTCCAAACATTATCATCGCCTGGAATTTGAAATTCATCTGGATCATTACCATCATTAATAATTCCAAAAGGAACCAACTCTTCTTCAATCATCTTCATTTGTTCCGCAAACATTTTTTCTCGTATATCTTGGTCTGTGAGTTCTCTGAAGTATCTCTGTTGCACTAACCAAGAAAACAGGACACATCCCATTACCAGATCATCATGAGATCCATCATCCGCTTCCCATGAAGTGCTTTTTGCAATAAAGGTTGTCAACTCACTAATCGTATCAAAATCTTCAATGAGTAGATTGTTTCTCTCAATCAAATCTTTCAGAGTCGCACATCCGATTCGTTTGACTTGTTTTGTTGTACGAATTCCCATCGAAACGTTCTTGGAAAATCCTCCCCCAATCTGTTGTCCGTTTCTACCATGCATTGTAACCATCATCATGTTTTCGTATTCCATATCGTGATAAAGAATATCGGCCACTTGTTGTCCTATGTCGTTCACCTCTACCAGAACAAACGCTTCGTTGTATTTCTGTGCAGTTGTGAAGATAATATTAGGGTACAACATCGGTGATATGTCATTTTTCCGATACTTTCCAACTTGTCGATATGGTTGTTTTGTAACATCGAATACCGAAAATGCAGAATAATCTAAACCAACACCTCTTGCAACATCACATACCATAACGTAAGTGTGGTTCATTATTGGCTCTTGATAGATATCTAATCCTTCATGTTGATAAATTGGTTGTTTAAACGGCATCGACATAAGTTTTTCAGTTGAGATAAGAGTATTGGAACTTCCCAAGAACGAACATTCAAATTCCTGTTGAAATTGTCGTTCTGAGGTATTCCGTATCGTTTTCTCTTTCCATTCTGCATCTCTGTCTGGAACTTGCGACCAATGAACTGAAATGGGAGAATAGTCATTCTGTTTTTCTTCTGCATCTGTCCATAACTTGTAAAACATATTCATGCCGTTTGGAGTAGAGACAATGAATACTTTGGTGGTTTTACCAGAAGAAATAGTAGGATATACAGAACTGAAAAACTCTTCAGAAATATTAGATGGCACAAAGGCAAATTCATCTAAGAAAATAATATTGAAAGTTCCACCTCGAATAGCAGAACCAGAAGTCGAACTAGCGAGAATTTTTGAGCCGTTTTCCAGCTCAATATTTCCTTTGTTCCATATCAAAATTCCTTGTTGCAACCACTTCGGCATATGTTCGTATGCAAGTTGCAATCTTCCAAGAAGTTCCATTGCAGTTGCTTTTTTGTTTGCAAGGACTGCAACCGAAACATTTTCATTGAAAAGAATGTAGTGGAGAAGGTATGCAAGGATAGTAGTTGACTTACCAGATTGGCGAGCCATCTTACAGATCACAAATCGTTCATTGTGAAATCTGTCTATCATGTCTTTTTGATAATCACGAACATCAAAATCAATCAATCCCTCATCAACCGAAACAATTTTTACATGTTCATGGACAAAATGAAGGGGATCTTGTTGACATCTTATATACTCTCCAACTTGTTCTTCAGAAAAATCTTGAGGAACATATGCGGATTTGAGTAAAGGATTTCCTAAGTAAGTTTTGTGTTCTTGCATAAATTTCCTTTCATTATATTCCTCCACTTCTACATACTGAAGAAGATTGACACAACAAATATTTCATTCCATCCAAAGTAAAATTCAATTCACCTATGATTACATCAAGTATATTTGATGCACCACCTAAAACAACATCTCCGAAAGGGCCTTGTAAAACAAATACTATAACTGCACTTATCATCCCTAAAAGAAAACTCATGTATGACCACTTGAGGAATTTATATTTTCTAAGTGCAAGAACTTTACCTTGTCCATATATGTCACCGGCCATGGCATTATATACAGAATCATCAGTCATCAAAGTTTCTGCATAATCTTCCTTATATTCATCTATTGGAAGATGTGCAAAATGTCCAAAAAATAACGGATTAAAAATTGGAGATTTTCTATCTATATCTCCTGTTACATCTTTTGGATAATCTGTTTTTGGTATGATTGCAAATATTGCAAAGAGTAGTGCAAAAAAACAACCAAATGCAAATGTTAGAAGTGGCCATTTCACCAATTCATTATCAAGATTTGCAATCGCAACAGAAAACACAACAGATGCAACTGTAATCATGATATTTGCTTTTGCATCCGCCATCAAGTTCAATCTCATTTGATTGCCGTGATTGACTCGCAGAATATTATCTACAGCTGTTCTATCTTCTGGTACTTTTGAAAAGTGGTTAATTTTATCCACACTACACCTCCTACTTCAATGGTGGTGCGTATAAAAGTCCTCCATGACTATAGAGTTGATTCAATCCTCGTTGCAATCCTATTGGGGTATCCGGCCCCACATTACGTTCATATATTTCTTTATAATTTCCTACTTGTTTAATTATATCGTAAGACCAAGTTGCGGGCAATCCTAGTTTAGCACCAAGATGTGGGTGATCTTTGCCGTTCTTTTCACCCATAAATCTTTGAATGTTTGGGTCTATGTTGTTCTTGAAGGTGTCAATATTCTTTGAGTTGATACCCATTTCTTCTGCAATGAACAAAACATATACTGTCCATCGAACAATATCTGACCATTTCTGATCGCCATACTTAACAACTGGCCCCAATGGTTCTTTTGAGATAATCTCTGGAAGTATCATGTGACGGGCAGGGTCATTAAAACTTAATCTGTTCGATGCAAGCCCAGACCTATCAGTACCATACATATCACAATCACCCCTTTTATATACGTTCTTTGTTTTTTCGGTGGGTTTTACTGCGACAGGAATATAATTTATTCCATGCAATTCCATGAAATCTGCAATGTTCTTTGCAGCTGTACCACTACCACTAAAACATATCCTTGCACCTTCCATCTGTTTTGCAGATGATACTCCAAGAGTTTTTCTTACAATGAATCCTTGACCATCGTAATAAGTTGTGGGCAGGAATTCCAGTTTCTTTACAACATTCCTTGTGTAAGTAAACGTGGTTGCTGCAGAAAGAATATCTATCGAACCATCTATCAAGAATTCAAATCGTGTCTTTCCATTGACTATAGTGAATTCGATTGCATCTGCATCACCGAACATTGCTGCGGCAACTGCACGACAAATATCAACATCGAACCCTTCCCATCTATCACCATCTTCATTATTCCATATTTCTTGCGAGAAGCCAGGAAACTCATCATTAATTCCACAAATGACATTTCCTCTTTCTATTACACGATTGAATGTTGAACTATACGTTGGATTGTATTCTGATTTTGGTATACCAACTCCAAGTTTTTCTTTCATTGGGTCTTGTCCCTCAGCAGGAGACAATGCCATCATCCAAAAAATCCAAATTAAAGATACAACAATTTTACCTACCATTATCATTGCAATGTCCGATATATTGCT